CACAAGCTGTGATCATCCAGGCGTCAAGAATCTTCAAGCGTTACGATTCACCGCTCGGCGTTGCCGGCTTCGGAGACTTGGGTGCGATACGAGTGACACGCGCACTCGACCCAGACGTCGCACAACTTGTCGAGCCATATCGCCGAATGCGAATGTTCGCATGACCGCAACAGTCACCGAACTCAAAACAGGACTCCAGACACGTCTTGCCACAATCCCAAATCTTCGCGCATTCGCACAGCAACCCGATCAGGTCAACCCGTCGCTCGGCGGTATCGCATGGCCAACACTCGAATCAATCACCTACCACGGTGCAATGCGAGCAGGTCTGGTCACACATGTGTTCACGGTCAGTGTGATCGTTGGTCGTGCCGCAGAACGCACCGCACAGAACTTGATGGACACGTACCTGTCTTATGACAGCGGGATTCGTGCAGCGATTGAAGCCGACACATCACTAGGCGGGTATGCACAAACCTTGATTGTGGAAGAGGCATCAAACATCTCCACAGTCGATGCGAACGATACGACCTATCTCACAGTCGACTTTCGTGTCGTGGTGTACGCTTAGCCCATGGCAAAGTTCCAGGTGGTTCAAGGCTTCACGGTCTTAGACAAACAATATCCAGCCACTATTGATGGCGCAGATGTTGATCATCTAGACTCTCTACTGCAATCGGGTCGCATTGTTCCGGTAGCGGATAAATCAACCTCGAAAGCCGACACGGCAGGAGATCAATAATCATGGCAAAGTTAGTTCTCACAAACTCAAACGTAATTCTGAACGGCACCGATATCACATCAAGCGTTGCAGCAGTAACTCTGTCAACTTCGGCAGCCGAAGTACCAACAACAAACTTCGGTTCAGGTGGTGCAGTAACTCGCGTCTCAGGATTGATTGACAACTCGGTGACACTCTCGTTGCACAACGACTACAACGCCATTGACGGACTCATCATGCCATTGATCGGATCAACCGCTGTCACCATGGTTGTCAAACCAGCAGGCACAGCCGCAGCAGGAACCGCTTCACCTCACTACACCTTCTCTGTACTTTGCACAGAGTTCAGCCCAGTCAACGGTGCTGTCGGTGAATTGAACACAGCCGATGTCACTTGGCCAATTAGCGGAACGATCACAAAAGCAACCGCATAGTTCTTAATAAAACAATCAGGAGGTAAGAATGAAAATCAATCTAGAAGTAATCGCGCTCGACGGCGTAGTCAATAAAGTGACCGCGCAGTTCGCAGACTTCATCGCCTTCGAAGGCGAGAAGAATCGTTCGGTTGCAAACTTCCAAACAGAACTACGCCTCACCGACCTCGCATGGTTGGCGTGGCATGCGACGAAGCGCACGAAGAAGACCGCGATGAAGTTTGAAGAATGGATTGAGACAGTCGAGAGTGTGGAGGTTGGTGCCGAATCTTCGGCGATCAACCCTTTGGAGAATCCTCAGCCCACTGGCTGATCGCATACCTAGCGTGTGAGACTCACATCGCTCCGTCTTTACTTCTGCAAGAGTCACCTAGAATGCTGTACACGATGCTCGGCTATCTGCGCTGGAAGAGTGTCAAGATGAACCCGAACCAAAGGATTCAATGATGGCCTTTACAGGTAATAAGTTCTCAGCGTTCCCAAGTCTGCCGAGTGATACAGGTGCGACAATCGGCAGTGCCGGTCAAGCAGCAGTCCTTGCCAACACAGTCATCATCAAAGACCTGTACGAAACTCTGCGCAAGTTTGATCGAGCCAGTTACGAGTTCAGCAAAGAGCTGCGCAAAGTCGCTTACACAATCGCCAAAGATCTGTCAACGGAAGTCAGAGTCACCGCAGGTACGGTCAGTCGAGCAAGGCAGGCGATACAGGTTGCCAAAGGATTGAGAGCGTCTAATGACCGCATCCCAACAATCAAGTTGCGTGGCAATGAATCGTTCGTATCTAAGTCGCGTCCAAACAGCAGACGCAAAACTAAAGTGACTCGAAACGATGTGTTCTACGGTGCCGAGTTCGGTGGTGGATTGACACCCAAGACCAGACAGTTCCTTCGCCATCGTGGTCAATCGGGCTACTTCTTCTGGCCGACCGTCCGCAAACGCAAGAACCAGATCGCCAAAGAATACTTAGAAGGCATAGACAAAGTCGTCAAAGAACTAGGCATCGGCTAGAACCCTTACAGAATAAGGCTCAAAAATCTTTGAAAAGATAGTTGCGTTTGTCTTACGCTTCCTATAGATTGTCTTACATACCTAAGGAGGTAGTCATGCAAATCAAACACAAGAACCAAACACTCAAAGTTATTGAAATCAAAGAACACACTCCAAGCATGCGCACAACAGGCTGGACACACTTCGCAGCAGTACAACGACCAAAGGGAACCAAGGTCTACTACGCAAACCTTCTGATTGTTGACAACGAAATTATCCATTCAATCGTGGTGATGTGATGACAATCAAATATCCAACCATCACTATCAGAGTTGACAAAGAACTCAAGACACTCATTGAGCGTCAAGCCAAGAAACAAGATGTGACCGTGTCTGAACTGCTTCGCCAGTTCATTGAGACTGGATTGCACAATGTTTGAAGTCGTCGGATTCCCGTCTGTCAAGTCCATCTACCCAAAGACCATCGCATCATCTTGGATGGAGTTCGCCACAATCCTCGGCAACCATCAAGAACGTGAACAGAAGTCTGACGGCAAGTTATATTCACCAGTCACCTACCGTGAACACACAACCCGTGGCAACGCAAACGTGTCGCACATCTGGGCATTGGTCGCCGACCTTGACGGTGAAGCATTCGAGAATGCTGATCTCGGATCGTATATACACTTCGCCTACACAACCTGGTCGCATCGTGAAGACAATCCACACTGGCACATTGTCATCCCGTTTGAGCAGGCTGTGCCGGTGCAGAACTGGGAAGAAGTTTGGTACGAGACACATGAGCGTCTTCGTCTCAAAGGCGACCCAGCGACAAAAGACGCTGCTCGCATTTTTTACCTGCCACAGCACGAAGCAGGTCAGCAGTTCCGAACACATCATTCAGGTTGGCGTTTCCTTGATCCAACCATCACAGACATCGCTGCACCGACACGACGATTCGACACACCGAACATTCGCTCGACTCGTCAACCGCGTCGCGGTAATCCCATGCGATGCGTTCTTGATCCGAAGTGGTGGTCTGCTCCGATTGATATGTCGCAGTATGACGGCATGACACAGTCAGAGATTCACAAAGACATGCAACGCGAGTGGGCTGAGCTGCGTAAACGGATGGCTGCTAACTGAGTAGAATTGCGTTCACCATGGCAGGTGAGCGCAAATTCGTTGTACAGATTCTCGGTAACGCCGACGGTGCTATTGCGGCGTTCAAGAAACTTGCCAAAGAAGGACAAGAATCATTTGAGAGGGTTCAGTCAATCGGCTCAAAGTTAGGTGCCGCATTTGACTTCGTAAAGAAGGGTGCGTTCATTGCGCTCGGTGCGTTGACCGCGGTCGCAGGTGCAGCGACAGCAGCAGTCGCAGCAGCAGCCGCCGACGAAGCATCACAGAAAAGTCTTGAAGCACAGTTGATTCGTTCAGCGGGTGCAACAACCGCACAGGTGCAAGCAACCGAAGCATTCATTGAGCAGGCAATGTTGGCGACAGGTGTCGCCGATGATGAACTTCGACCAGCGTTCGGGAACCTTGCCCGCGCCACAGGTGATCTAGAAAAATCTCAGCGTCTGTTCGGACTTGCACTTGACATAAGCGCAGCCACAGGTCGTGACTTGGAAGCCGTCACTTTGGGATTGGGTCGTGCTGCGACGGGTCAGATCGGCGCCCTTACTCGACTCGGCATTCCGTTGGACGAAGGCGCAAAGAAGTCAAAAGACTTTGGAGCAATCCTCAAAACTTTAGAAGAACAGTTTGGTGGTGCAGCCGCAACCGCAGCCGACACGTTCACTGGTCGAGTAAAGATTCTCCGCACATCATTCGGCGAAGTGGTTGAGACAGTTGGCTTCTTGCTTCTGCCAGCGTTTGAGAAGATCGTGGAGTTCTTGCAGAAGCGAATCATTCCAGCGTTGAAAGCCGCAGTCGATGGATTCAAAGAAGAAGGTCTGACTGGTGCAATCAAATACTTTGCTGCCGCAATGGGTCCAGTCTCGTTTACGGTCATCAACTCTATTGAGAGAATGATTCTGTCGGTAATTGAGTTTGAACAAGCAATCGTCAACTTCTTCAAACCAGCGTTTGCATTCATTGATGTTCTGCGAGCGATCGCTTCGTCGGTCACAGGTGGCGACGGAATCATCACAGTTGAGCAGATGCTTATTGACCGAACTAACAAAGTCACTGACACCTTTGACAAACTGCGACTATCGGTACTCAATACAAGTGCGGCATTGAATCTGTCCGGCAACAAGATCTCACCATTGATTGAACAGACAGACAGATTGGGAACCAAGGTTCTGCCGAAGGCTAAAGAGTCAACAGATGACTGGTCAACGTCGCTCGGCAATCTGGACAAGAAGACAGGTGGCGCAGCCAAGACAGTTGAGACTGCGAAACAGAAGTTTGAGAAGTACACGGATGCGTTGAAGTCTTCGACCTCGGCGCAGAAGGCGTTCAACAATGCGCAGACTGCTTCGTCGAAGGCTGCCGATTCTTTGAAGGGTGCGCAGGACGATGTGTTCGCGAAGCAGAAGGCGTTGAATGATGCGGTCAATGGTTATGGTGCGGATTCGGATCAGGCGAAGAAGGCTCAGCGAGAATTGTCGGCGGCTCAACGTAATGTTGCGCAGGCTGGGTTCCGTGTTGAGGAGTCGGTGTTTGCGGTCGCTGATGCCGAGAAGGCACTTGCCGATCTGCGCAAAGATCCGACATCAAGTGCGCAAGCAATTCGCCAGGCAGAGATTGACTTGGCACAAGCGAAGTTGGCTGTCGCGGATGCAAGCGACTCTGAGTTTGAAGCCACTAGCAAACTTAAAGATGCACAACTTGTTCTGAACGAAGCGGTGAGCGGTGCGATCATCGGTTCGGACACTTACAACAAACTGCTTGAAGACGTCAACGATGCCAAGGTCAAGGAACGTGAAGCATCGGAGCGTTTGACAGAAGCAGTCGAGCGTGAGACGGAAGCATACGAGAATCTTGCCGAAGCAATCGCCAAGGTCGCTGAGGCTGCAAGAGTTGCTGGAGTCACCGCCGCAATCCCAACCTTGCCAATTGTGCCGACACCAGCAGGCAGTGGCACAGGGTTCGCAGGTCAAGCTGATCCATCTGTGCAGATCGTCGTCAACACAGGTATCGGGACGAACGGTGTTGAGGCTGGTCGGCAGATTGTGCAACTGTTGCAGCAGTATACGGCGGTTGATGCGTTCGCGATTGACCGTCTCGGCTTCGCGCCAAGAAGGTAGCCATGCCAAAGACATTGAAGTGGGGTCAAGAGTATTCGGTGCTTCTGGATGTCGGTGCGGTCGCTGACGCATTCATACTTGACACATCACTACTTGACGGCACAGACACACTTAACGGCTCAACAGACTTTGTGGACGCAACCGAATATGTGTTGTCTGTAGCAATCCAACGTGGCCGCACCAGTCAGACCGACCAGTTCTCACCTGGCACCTGCCGAGTCTTGGCTGACGACCGCGCATCAGGCCGACTCTTTGACCCAGCGAACACCGCATCAACCTGGTATGAAGGCTCATTCGACTTGGCTCCGAGACGCGCCATCAAAGTTCTTGCCGGCACAGCGGAACTATTCGTCGGCGCAATCACCGACCTCGACATCACCTACGAGATGCCGAACCTGTCGTTCGCATCCATCGTCTCGGCAGACGGACTGTACGAACTGTCCCGCACAGCACTCACCGCATTCTCACCATCATCACAACTGACATCGGATCGAGTCACAGCAATCTTGAACCGACCAGAAGTGAACTTCTCAACCGCGTTACGAGACATCACAACAGGTGTCGCGACCTGTGGCACCGTTGCCTACGGCGACAACACGAACACGCTGTCGGCGTTGCAGGCTGTCGCCATCGCTGAGGATGGTCGCCTGTTCGCAAACCGTCGCAACGAAATCCAGTTTGATCCGAGAATCTCATTCACCTTCTCAACCGCTATCGCATCGTTCGGTGGTACAGCGTCAAACGAGATTCCGATCTTGGCGATCGGTGTCGCATACGGTCAAGAAACATTATTCAACCGTGTCCAAGTAGATGTCGATGGTGGCACCGCAGCACAGATCGCATCCGATGCGACAAGTCAAACTCAGTACGGTGTGCAAACATTGTCATTCTCAAGTGTGCCGTTGGTGAGCGAAGCGGCTGGAGCGACCTTGGCACAGAACCTGCTTGACAAATACAAAGAACCGAAGATCCGCTTCAACGAGATCTCAACCAGTCTGAACGCTTGCGGTTCGGCGTTATGGCCAACCGTATTGACACTCGACGTGGGATCGGTTATTGCCGTCACCAAGCGATACGACCAAGGTCTGCCACTGTCGCGCACCGACACCGTGTTCATTGAGTCTGTCACCCACGACATCACACCGTCTGATCATCGGATAAGATTCGGACTAGGACAGGCACAAGTCATCTTGCCATTCCTGCTCGACACATCAGAATTAGATGACACAGATTATGGACTAACATAGGAGCACTATGGCAATTCAATCCTTCTCTAGCGGACAGGTTCTAACTGCAGCGCAGATGAATGCACTGCAAGCAAACGACTACAACCAAACAGTGTCGGCCAAGACAGCTCCGTACACACTCGTCGCAGGTGATGTCGGCACACATGTGCAGATGACCGCGTCAACTGCGACGACGATCTCTGTGCCTGCTGCAACATTTGCTGCGGGCGACTCACTGTTCATCTCATCGCTCGGTAGCGGTGCTTGCACAATCCAGGCCGCGAGTACCGCAATCACAGTCAACGGATCATCTCTAGTGCTGGCACAATATGGAGGTGGGACTCTGCGATTCCAGAGTGCCAGTGCTGCAACTTTTTTT